GAGGTAAAAACTGCAAGAACTGTAATTAGTTACTGTGTAACGACTTATGGCGAGCCAAAATCAGTTCTTGCAGAAGCCATAACCGGCGACTACTGATTTTCGTCTGTCGGTGGCTCGATTACGATCGGCGCAGACAACAAGCGCGGAGTGATACGCAGACCACGGAAACCACGCCCGCCACGCGGCCCCGCCTCTTTGCGCATGTCTTCTATTTTGTGCTGGCTTTTCAATGTGCCGAGAACGTCTTCAATTTCTTTGGGTTTGTACGTGCCCATTTTTCGTAGGAATGAATGACGTGGCATGTAGGTATCGCCGTGTTCGGATTGCCACGACAACAGAATCTCGATCGCCTTCTTGCATCGCTGGCCATGCTCACCATCGACCATATGTTTCGATAGGCTTGATAGCATTTTGCGGGTTTGGTAATCGGCAAATTGCGTGGCCCATGTCGCGGCGGCAACATCGATAATTGGGTTGCGGTAGTCGGCGGAACACGCGTGAAGTAATGCCAATTTGTGTACCTTCTCACCGACTCGAGACCAGATACTCATACGGGTATCGTCCTGAGCGGCTTCGGCTACCTGGTATTGCTCATCGGCATAGTCTCGAGATTGGTTGATTATGTCGGTTGCTTCCGGCGTGATCGAGACAACCAGCGGGACCGGAAACTCTTGAGCCAGGTTGCCTTGTGTGCCGCCTAGGGCTTTCCAGTAGGCCGCAATTTCAATTATGTCGGCTGGAATATCAACATGACGACCGGAACCCCGCTGGCCCCTATTTCCGGCCTCCAGAATCAACATGCGTGATAAGCCGCCATTGGACATAACTTTGGCGTTGAGCGATTCGTAAAAATTCTTTGGGATGGCGGTTGCGAACAAACACAAATTCGGGTGGACAATCTCGAGCGAATCCATGCCTACTTTGGCCCGCATGGAATACGTGCTGCTTGCCGTAGTAAAAAACCGCATTAGGCTTGCCATGATTTGTTCGTATCTAATCTCTTTGCCTTTTGATATTTGCAAAAGAAAATGGTCGAATTCATCCGTTTGAAACAACATGGATGGTTGCGCGTGTAGGCGATCCTCGAGCCCTTCCATCGATGCGATCAGGTCGGCAACCCATTTGCCTTCACCAATTTTCGACATGATTTGCCGATTGATTTTACGCGGATGGTCCTTACCTACTCCAGAATTGGCCAGCGCAACAACGTATAGATTGACGCGTGTTCCGTATGGATCGCATGCCTTACGGCCAGCAAGCAACGCTTGAATGGCGATGGCTCCACCGAATGCTAGGGCTCGATTCGGATAATGTGCTGTTGCGATTGTGTGGGTCATGACACGATCGACGAAACCGGGAATTGACAATAGGTGTTCCGGGCATGGCCCCGGATCTTCAACAGCGAACTGGTCCTCGATCTCAATGCCGTCTTGATTGAAATGATCCTCGACAATGGCAACCGCAATATCGTCGGGGTTGTAGCGGCTGATACTGGTGCAGATCCGGACGACCTCATCCCGTGGTAGTGGCGGCGAACACCGTTGATTCTCGGCCATCAATGCCGCCTCAATACCGGCTTGCGTCATGCCCGCGCGGCGCATGACTCCAGCCATTCGAGCAAGTGCGGTATTGCGCGATCCCTGGATAATGACGTTGCCATCTGGCATTGATGGCACAACCTGCCGATTGACTGGCGATAATGCCGTGATGAGCCATTGCGGGGGCAGTGGCAACGAATCCATATCAAATAGGCTTGCGTCATCAACCCACGAATATACCCCGGTTGGTAATCTCGATGGCGCAACAACAATATAGCCGCCGTTGGCCCTAGTATCGACTCGAGGTGCCAGCATGCTGGCGGTTGATCGCCACGCCACGCCAGCGGGTTGCCTAAACCAAAAATGCCGCCCATTATTTGGCGTTCGTGCGGCTGCGCCTACTCCAAGATCATCGCAACCATACCCCGGCCACGGGTTGTCTTCGCCATCAATATCGACAACCAGTAACCCCGTTGTCGATATCCCGATGTTTGCGTTCGGCGTCGCGGTCCACCATTCCGTTATGAGGTCGAGATCGGTTGTCGCGTCGAGATGACCATTGCCGCCTAGCGGAGTTTTTCCATTGGGTGCGCACTGAAAAACAGGGTATCCATGACCAGCGTAACGCAAAGCGGCTTCCAGCATCATTAGCGAATTCCTTTCGTGTCGTCAGTCATCAAGCTAAAACATTAACACTCGTATCAATTGCTGAATCTACAACCTCTGGCCATTTGCCCATTGTCAATTTAACCCGGATGGCAATGGTTTCGTAAAATGCAAGACCGGCAAAATCGCACCATGAATCATGGCACATTCCATTTTCTCTTGTTTGTATTCTTTCTAAAACTTCAAAAGCTTTTTCAATGCTTTTGGGATTTTCTATATTGCAATCAGGGTAGAAACCATAACCTTCCAAATCAACCAATCTACGTTTCCACCACGACTTTAATTGGTGTAGCGTTCGCCATTCCCGAACAGTCCTGCCGCATGTCGTGTGATAATTGATCCTAAGCTTTTTTTGTCGGTATGGCCCAATCTGACGACCGTTAAATACCCCGCCCGGATGATCCTTGACGTAAATATCGTATGTCGTTTTCTTTATCTGATATTCGGCATCATAATCCGCGTTCTTTTTGCCATATTTGCCAAGAATATCGACCTCATCTTCGGCTATTGCGTCGTGAAGCTTACCTTCCTTCGCTGGCCATTCATATCCACAATGTGGGCATACCCGTTGAGTGATCGAGACTTCGCATTGGCAATCCGGACATGACCTTGTTAGGGGCCCGCCCTTGCCTTCCTTCAATGGCTTAATTTGAATTTGGTCAATTGGTCCATGGCGTCGAATGTTGCCGCCAAAATCAAGCACAAGGAAATCAGCCTTGTTCGCATGCAAACGAAAACCACGGCCGACCATTTGGTAGTAAAGGCCAGGTGATTGAGTGGGCCGTAGCAAAACCACAGAATCAATCATCGTGGCATCAAATCCGGTTGTCAGCACGCCGACGTTTACCAGATACTTGATTTTGCCCGCCTTGAATGCCGCTAAGATCGACGATCTTTCCGCCGATGGCGTAGTGCCATCAACAGTTGCGATCGTCGCTTTCACGTCCATTGATCTAAGAGTTTCTGCCACACATTTCATATGCGCTAGCGTGATGGCAAACAGCAAAACATGATTGCGATCTTGAGTTTTAGATAAAATCTCAAGGCACGCCAGCATTACCAGATTGTTTTCCATCATGCGTTCGGCCAGTTCCGCTTCCGCAAAATCTCCACGTATGGTTTTAATGCCGCGTAGATCTGGAGTGTTGGTCGAATGCTTGTTAATGGGCTTGCATAGATAATTCTGATCAATCAGATCCGATACGCCAATCTCATAACTGACCTTGTTCAAAATGTGATCGCTGGCGCATATTACCCCGCCCTTCAGGCGGTATGGTGTTGCCGTGAATCCCACAACCCGTAGCGATGGATTAGCCTTGCGCATGGCCTCGATGATCATGTTGTACTGACCATCTTGCCCGTGCGGGATTAGGTGCGCTTCGTCGACAAATATGTAGTCAATTTGCCCGAACTGGTCGATCTTACGCGAGATCGATTGCACGTTGCCAACGATGATTTGATTGTTCACGTCACGACGTTTGAGCCCCGCCGAATATACGCCGATCGGAAGCTTGGGCATAGTCGATACAAGTCGATCATGTGTTTGCTGGACCAATTCTTGAACGTGCGCCATGATCAGCACACGCGCGTTATCAGCTATGAGTTCTGCGCACAACATCGCCATAACCGGAGTTTTACCGCCGCCGGTAGGAATGACCACGCAAGGGTTAACATCCGATCCATGCGATCCATGGTCAATAAAGAATTTATGCACGCTATCGCATGCTGCCCGCTGATACGGTCGTAGTTCCATGTCACCCTCTTATCATCATTTCAGAATAATCAAACAGATGCTCACGCAACATCTGGTATGCCCGACGCAACTTCACCTCGACATTCTGACGGCTCATGCCGTGATCCGCGCCAATCTCTTTGGGCTGATAACCGTCGAGTATGCCATCAACGATAATCCGCCAATCCTTTGGTAATTTGTTAACAGCGCGCCGAACATCGGATACCACGCTATTGATGTTGTTTTCGTCCTCATCAATCTTGTGGTTTTCATTCAGCTTACTCGTCACTGTGACAATGTATTTAAGCTTGCGCATTCTAATATGATGGAATTTTAAGCGCCGAACTATGTGGTATGCCCACGTTGAATATGCCGCAATTTCCGGATCATATTTGTGAATGCGTTTGATAATATTGAGCAAAACAATTTGCACCCAATCTTCTGGCGCTTCGTGTTTTGGCCGGTAAATTAACGCGGCCTTGCACGTTATCCGGATCTGGTCATTGGTCATCATGCCGTGTCATCCAAAACGGTTAAAGGCACGCCTGATCACATAGCTGCGCAATAATGAGATCAGCGTGAAAACCAATCCTATCATCAGATTTTTGTTGAGCGAAACATCAATCCCCATTATAGGGAAAACGATTAACTGCGTGAGAACCGCGCACCAATACCCGATCAGGATATTGGTGGCGGATTCGATAAGGCTATTCGTCCGAGATTGCATGAGCGAACAAATCCTCGTTTTCAACCGTGCGGCTGACCTGTTCCAAATTCTTGACCGCTTGCGCAAAATATGAGCTCTTGAGCTCCATACCGATACCACGCCGACCATTGGATACCGCGCCGAAGATCTCGCTTCCAACGCCCAAAAATGGACTCAAAACAGTCTCGCCGGGATTGCTCCACAATGTTACCGCGCGTTCAATAACATCCAATTGGAGCGGATGGACGTGCCGCTCGTCTTCCGGCTCTCGACTCTCACGATACGGTAGCACGCGGGCAATACGGATATCGTCCCACACGCTCGAAGCATATTGCCGCCATATCCAATGCGAATACCGATTCTCCGTCTGTTTGCCCCTATGGTTCTTATACCGCTGGAGATCGGCGGGAATGGTCCGCTCACCGGCGTATGATTGCAGCCCGGTAGGATGATCTACTGGTACCGCATTCTCTCCGGTTTTGCGAAACATTAGCAAATAGTCGGCGCTGGCAACATCGCATAGTGTTGAATCCTCGACGATCTGTTTGTGTGCCAGCCCTTTCGCCATGGTGCGATTGCGGACTCCCAATGGTTCTTTCCATATAGCTCGACGCCCGCAAAATATAAAACCATGGGCCTCATGGGCGCGTATCACGTCGCCGGGAAAATCAATCAGGCCAGTGCCGACGTTGGCCCCACAACCCATTTTTGCGGTACTGCCATTACCTTTGCCAGGTACGTCCATAACGTGGACCGCCGATATCCTACCCGGTTTTGTTAGCCGCGCAACTTCGGCAATCACATATCCGTAGTGAACGAAAAAATCTTGATAGTTGCGACAATTGCTCAAGTCTCTTTCATTGCTCGAATAATTGTAAAGCCCGCAAAACGGCGGAGAATATACCGAAAAATCAACGCAATCATCCGGTAGTGTTTTCATGACCTCGACGCAATCTCCGTTATAGAGCGCGTATTCTTGCGTGATTACCTGATCTTTTACAGCCATGTTGGCACCTCTGCATTCGTGGTATAGTCGTTTCTTTTCCTGATCTTCAACTCGTCACTCATCATCGAGACCAGGTTTGCGAACATGGTTTCCGCCGCCTTAGTTTTGCGCTGTAGGCTGGCTAACACGTTCTCTTGACCGTCTGTTGTGATCATATCGACCACTACCGGCTTTTGCTGACCGAAGCGCCAGCAACGCCGAATACCTTGATAAAACTGTTCGTAACTATGCGATGGAAAAAATGTTTGATGCGCGCAATGTTGGAAGTTCAAACCAAATCCGCCGATCGTTGGTTTTGTGATCAACACCCGAATACTCTTTTTGATAAATCCCGCAAACGCTTCCTCTTTGTGGGATTCATCGTCCGAACCAGAGACCTCGACTGAACCGGGAATCAATTTGGTTAGTCGCTTACCTTCCTCATTAAGATTGCACCACACAAGCGATGGCTGATTGTGCGCGTTGACCAGTTGCGCAACAGTCTGGCAACGCTCATCGATGGTGCGCCGAAGATCGCTACGCTGTTCGGCTAGGCCAACCGCTGGCAAATCAAATAGATAGCCATCACGCGGACGGTTAGCCTTCACCGTATGCTGGTTGATTTCGAGCTCTGGTAGGTCATAACCACGGTCATCAAATCCTAGGTCGGATGGCTTGCGCATCGCCCTGGCCCACGAACATACCCAACGCCAGAAATCATGTTCGGCGTGTGGCCTTAGTCGGAAAAATCCCGCCATATGCTCTTGCCTAGCGGTCGAGGTCGATTCTGTTTTCTTAAAAAACTTATTCATCATGTCTTGAGCGCCCATTTCGCCGATGGCTTCGCTCGACGTGCCTAGCTCAATGTAATCGTTCGGCGCGGCCGTAGCGGTACACAATAAGCGATACGGCTTTTTGCGCATAAAATCGGTAACGGCTTTTCGTGTCTCGCCGTCGAAGTTCTTCAGGACGCTGGACTCATCGCAAACGACGCCCTGAAAATCTTCCGGCGAAAAATGATGGAGCCGCTCATAATTGGCGACAACAATTCGATCTCCGGCAACCAATCCTGTACGGCGTTGCACTACCTCAATACCGAATTTGCATCCCTCGTTAACCGTCTGGAATGCTACGGCCAATGGAGTCAGAATCAGCACGCGGCCATTAGTTTTGCGGGCAACATTCTCCGCCCATGTCAATTGCATAGCCGTCTTGCCTAAGCCACAATCGGCGAATATCGCCGCGCGGCCCTTGCGGATGGCCCATTCGACTAGGGCTTTTTGAAATGGGAATAATGCGTCTGGCATCCAAACCGGCTCAAAACCGTGGAGCGATCCGACTTGAGTTTTGCGCTCAAGAAATTGGTCATAATTCATCTTTGATCCTTTCGTTATCATCTCATCTATCGAAACATTGCAGGCTCAAGGAATCGAACCTAGATGACTCATATTAGTTTTGAGTCTCCACCAATACCCGCACAACAAAACTCCGTTGGCCATGGATGACAGTTCAGGGTTAACCTAAAATATTGAATTGAAACGATCAATCCAATGCCATGGCCAACGGAAGACGGATGGTTATTTAGACCACTTGCCCTTGATTGGTGCAGTTGGTGCAGTTGGCGCTTTTGGTTCCCGTGGCGGAAAATCAACCAGTTCGGGCTTTTGAACAGCAACTTGAACCGCTGGATAAAATCCCTTGACGACATTGGTTTCGCCGCCCGTATCAGCGCGCTTTTCAACCCTGATATCAATATTCAACGGGATATCCTGCAACTCACTAGAATCCGATGGCGTCAACACGCCTACCGCGCGACAGATTGCCGACAATTCAGCCTTGGCGATCGATACCGCAATCGGGTTAGGATTGTCCAGGTTAAGCCGACTCCATACCTTTCGATCGGCGTGCGGCCCTTGAATAATCGTGAATTCCAATTGTAGGTATTCGCCATTGCCAGACTTCGTCGGTTTCGTTTCTGTTTTGCTAATCACTACGTCGTATTTCCCGGTAGGGATTACGTCGCTGGTTCCCTTGGCTGGCTCAATATCGCGTGCATTAAAACCTGAAAGATTCATAACTTATCCTTTCGTGATTGCGTTACAAAAATCATTCCACGATAACGGTAGATCTACCGTTACCCCATATCGATTCTTGGCTAGGCACGCTGGCCCTCCGACAGTTCGGAGAATGCGTGCCCCGCCATCCGCACCAATCGAGCGAGCGATCGCCCTGGTGCGCCCAAAACCGGCCCCGTTATCGACCTCAACGCGCATACGTCGAGTCGCAAACAGTACCGCATCGGTCCACTCGCACACAAGGCCGCAAGCGTGTTTGTGAAGACGTGGAGCGTACCTATCGTAAGGTGTTGACTCCGGATCTTCAAACCGCTCGACCTTTGCATGCGCTAGCAAAATTACGACCATATTGCGATCGTTGCGCAATACGTCAAGACTTGTTAACAACTCCCGCCATTTCGTAACAGCGAGCATGTATCCCTTGCCGTATCCGCCGCCAGCTTTTTCAATGTTATCGACATTGTTTTCCGAACAAACCTTGTCGAAAATCAATCGTTCGAGCCAATCGAGCGAATCGATGACCACGGTTTCGTAATCGTGGCCTAGCGTGGATAATTGCTTTAGCGCCTTAGCAACGTCATCATATGAGGTCGCTAACGGAAACTGCGCACAATCAATCTCTCCAATACCATCCTCCGTAGGGATGAATATTGGCTCTGGACAACCGGCGGCAAACGTGCTTTTACCAATACCTTCCGTGCCATAGATCAGCACGCGCGGCGGCTTTCCCGCCCTTCCCTTCATTATGCCAGGTATCATCTCGTCTCCTCGTTCCTTCGGATCCTCACCGCCGGTCCAGCCAGCGCGCGAAAGCTGGCGTGAGATCCAGCGGCACTATCTAGGACGATCACGCATTCATCCTCGCCATCGCCAAAAACGATCTCCTCATGCACCCGCATATGCTCGATCTCAGGCCCATTACCCTCGTTAATTTCAAGCACTGCCTTTCCGCCCGATGCGAATTTTAAAATCAACGTAGTGACAAAATCCTCTTTCCCTTTCACAAAAATAACAAACGATTCACCGATTCGGCGATGAACTCGCAACCCCGGACGAAATGGTATGTCCGTCGTCATGTCATGTCCTCTCATCGTGTGATGGTCAAATGAATCTGACCATCGGTTAATCGGCTCATTGGAGCCGCAATTGTGACGGCTACCCGCGTAGCCTGGCATCCAGTCAATAAACATGCCACAACAATAATTATACGCAACATGACCGATTACTCCATGAATGTAGGAACAGGCGGATCCAGTCTAATGTCGTGATCCGCTGGTTTTGTTTTCGGCGCATTGCCTCCATTAAGTGCAACCCAAATTCGCAACGCTTCGCCATCCAAATCGATCATCGCCCGCATTTCCGCTACGATCCGCAAGGCCTCATCAAAGTCGTGGCATCGGGCATTCCTAAAATTGCTAGCACGGTTGCGACAACCGACGCAAGAAAAGCAATCAGTAGTATCACGACGCAGTTGATTTTTAAGCGGGCATTTCGATCGGCAATCCAGATGAGGGTTGCGCATTGTTGATCGTTCCCGCATCCATACGTATTGCTGTTTGGTTTCGGCGTCAATGTATGCCGCCAACGCGTCTTGCAAGTCTTTTTGCGCGCTGATCAATTTGCGCGTTTGTCGGCAATCGTCAGCGCGTATCTCATGGTCAAGATCGCGCGGGTTGAACTCGCTGGCTGGATTATTCTGCATTATCGGAGCTCCTTCTCTTAACGCATCGGATCAAATCAAACATTGACTCAAACATTTCAATATCGATCTCAACTGGATCGGAAAAATAACAGCAATCTTCGTTAACCTGCATGACGCGCTGTTGGGCAAAACCGTTATGCATTTTGATCTGAACATGGTGCATTGATCGACCGGAAAAACTTTTCGGCTCTTGACCGTGTGATATATCGATCTTTGCTGGCGCGCTGGATACCGTGTTCCATTCTCTTTTATTCGTGCGTATCATCATTATCAGACTCCTTACAATACCGCAGAAAAGCTAGAATCCTTGCGGCCGCTACCGCATCGGATAACTCTCTCTGGATTGTGTTGAGCGCATACATTAACGCGCCATCGGATTCGAGGTATTGACCTCTTGTCAGATCAGCCAGGCTACGCGCGGATTGCGAAACCTCGGCTAGTTTTTGCTGGATCTGCATTTGCGCGTCGGCGCGCAAGTCAGCCAGAGTAACGGGTATCGGCATAATCATCTCCTATCGTCGTCGAGCGTGCCGTCGTGGCCAGCTCCAGTCCTGCACTCGATTGAAGTGCAGTGGTGGAGACGGTCAATAGAAACGCGGATGGCGAGGCCGCACAAAGAATCTGTCCACATTCCCCGCCGCTAACGTGTTGCCGTGGTTCTCTTTGCCCGCAACACGTTCCACATTGGGACGACCCCGCCATCCGTGATCGGGATTATTCGGCCCGAATCTGACGGTGCATAGTAATCACGTCCTGATATGCCATGTCATTATTGCAGCAAGCATAAATTATGCCGCCGTGGTACCGGGAGCTCATTTGATCGTCGGGCAATTGCTCCTCGATGCGTCTCGATGCAACCTCTACGTCCTCCGGCGACAAACCAGCGGCGATCCATTTGGCTGCCGTGTCGGCGTCCCAGCAGCCAATATCGCACCATGAGCCGATCGATCCATCATCCTCGATGCCCGCGTCGAGCCATTCATGCGCCGCGTCGGCGATGCAACCGCCGGTAAACATATCTCCATAACCACGTAGGGTTGACGCCGCGTCTTCAATCTCGTCGAGTTCCTCGATTAGTTCATTCCAGCCGGACAAATCGCTTTCGGCGTGATGCGTCGATTTTGCCGCACGCGCCATTTTTCTGGCAACGTCGGGCCGCTCGAGTGCTTCATCGATCGTCGGCACCTCAAGCTCGACTACGTCGTTGCCTTGCGCCCATGATACAATCGCAAGCTCAACTGATCCGGCGGAAAATACGTCATCGATCGTCAGAATAACCATGGTCATCATCTCCTATCGTATCATCGTGTGGTTGCGTCCCAGACCCCGAAGGGTTTCGCCCCGGCGCCCCGGGGCTCATCAGTGGGTTAGGATCGGACGCCGCGTTGTTCGGCAGCGTCAACAATTGCGCTACAATGAGCCCATAGCAACCGATTAGCCGCCGTGTTGTGGCGGCGTCCCATTAGTGGATGACCAGTAGATTCAAACGTTGCAACTTCGGCCTTGTGTACGCGCGCCTTGATTGTTTTGTCGTCCTGTCCCGCCATTGATTCCCAATATCGGTTGACCAGTGCGCGGTATTCGTTGGTTTCCATCAGTGTGATTGTGCGGCTCATTGTCGTATCCCCTTGTCGTTTCTTATCATCGTGTCGCGTCGTTGCGACAAAAGTAATATGCACGACTTCGCCCAAATACGCAAGAGGTATTTTGCCAATTTTTATAAAATTGTTCTAAGTCATGAATTGGTAGCGGTTTACAGTTTCAAGTTTTTCTCTTGAGTCGCAATCTTGACTCGAGAAAACGCTGCAAATATACCGCAGAATCATCGATTACCGATGGATTGTACGCCGACCAATTGCGCAAATGACCTAGCTGGAAATGGCACTCACGACACAAACAGATAAGGTTATTCGGATCCAGTTCTTTCGATGGATCCACGTCGAACGGGACAATATGGTGAGCCTCAAGCGATACCGTTGATTCGCAACCAGCACATTTTTTGCCAGCCACAAATCTGCGCCGCACGGTCTCCCATTGTGGAGACCGTGGAGTCGATGACGACGAGAAAAACGCGCCCCAATTGATCACGTTATGATCCAAATTTGTTAACAAGCAATTTCAAAACGATCGACAACACAAGGCCCCATGGAAACAGGCCTTGCGCTACCTGATCAGGCTCTACCGAATCAAGAGCCATTTGGATTACGCTGGCATCGTCCAGCACGCTGGTCGAGCCGGAGATGACCGGCCCGCCGCCCAACGTCTGGCTGAGTGCATAGCCAGCCACACACCAACACGCATGCGCGCTAGCGGGTACGTCGAGCGGCTGGCCCCGCACAAGGTCCAGCACAATCGTTAACGATTCTTTCGGAAACTCTGTTGGATAAGGAATCAACATATCAAATTCTCCAATCAAGTCGTGAAGGGAAACCGGAAACATTGGAAAACGCCCAAGAGTCGCCTTGCCTGAGCATGTAATCAATCGTTGAATCGTCAGCCCAAAAGCCGCCGCTAGGTGGATCGCCAGCGCCAACAGGACCGCTATTATAATCTGGTCCCCACGAATTCATAATGAACCCGCCAGGCCTTTTTGTTTGATACCCGATCAATGCCATGCAATGGTTCCACACGCCACTAGCGGCCGCAAAACCGTCCTTGTCGCGCGCCGATTTAAAACCTCGATTACTGCATATCGCAATACCATAACCGCTAGCCAATGCCTTGCGCGCTGACGCCCAATCTCGAACTAACGTAATTGCGCCGACAAGATGTTCCCGGCATTTTGGCTCAAGATCATCAGGTATGCCGGTGTTACCCCATTCCTTGCAACGCTTGACAGAGTAATCGCTTAGATCATATTTACCATGAATCCCGCGATTGATTACTCCATATTGTCGCGCGCATTCCGCCGCCCACGCTCCGACAGATCCATCGCCATTTTTAATGCGGCCTTTACCAATCTCGACTCGAGAACCCCCGTATATTTGTTCTTGCACCAAATTTGGAATCCTAGTACTCTGAGCCGCAAGAGTTGCCTCAATTGCGCAAGCCGTGCCAAAACCAACGCATGATCCAATGGATCCTTGGCTAAGACTAGGCCATTTTTTGCCGGTTTTGTTTTCATAGTTTTTCCACAAAAATACTTCGGCTGGCAATTCGGATTCTGGCACGCCTCCCGCCGGAGTCATGCCAAAAATAGGCATAGGTTGCAGCATCGCAACCTCGCCAACCGCTTCCGGATCGTCAACCCAACCGGGAACATAACTCATGATAATTTCTCGAGTGCCGCAACAACCCTAGCCATGATGTTACGGATTTTGCCGCGTATCTCGCTGGTCAATAGGGTTTCCGGCGCATCGCCCAACGTCTGCCATTCGGCTGAAATTCGTTCACGTATTGTTAGCAACTTGTCATCGGCCAATCGTTTGCGTCGAGCGGCCAACAATCCCGCATGAAATGCCCCAAAATCAACGATCTTCGGATCATCGACCAAAGCGGCACCATCTCGATAGGTTGCGATCAACGCGGCCTTGCTGGCTTTAGAATCAGGTTCTTGAAGTGCGCCCCATATGTTTTCCAGCGCAACCGCCAGCGGATCGTTTGGCGGTATTGGCGCAATGTTGCCAACGGTTACGATGCAAATTGACGGATCGGAAGGGACGTCACCGGCGGCGGTATATGCGATGAGTCGATAATCTCCGGGAATCATCGCTGAAAAGATTGCGCTCTTAGTCGATTCCATCACAATCAGATCCGCATCGGAAGACGCAAGAAACCATTTTACCGTCTTCTGTTCAGTCTTGGCGGTAATTTGGATCAATCGGCCAGGTTTCGCGTTGAGCTTCTCTGGTAGCTCGACTTTTGGCGATTGAACCAACAGCGATAACAAAATAAATAGCATAAAAGACTCCTAGGTACTTGTTGCCCGCATATTTACGTTATAGTTGTTTTTCTCTCTTTTTGTTCTTGTGGCTTGGAATTCCAGCCACCAACCGCCAGCAGGTCTTGCGGCGCGGCCTTTCTCGACATGCCATCCATCGCCCGATTCATCTTTCCACGCCGAGCAGCGCAAGAATAGCTGATGAGCTTGCTCGACCTTGCCATGTTCGGTTAATCGGTGAATGACGTTTGAGTCTGAATTATGTCGGTGAATATGCCCGCTAACATAAACATCAGCTTGATACATGCCGCGCGTGCGGGAATGGTCAATTAGCCCGCGTGTGACCTCTCCACCGCCACCGTATCCGTGATGGTAATGTAATCGAGTCAAGGACATTTTCTTATCGTTACCGCAAAACCGATGGCGGAATAAAACATATCCCCAATATGGTCCGCATTCAACATTTGATCCGGCTGATCTTAAGCCGCCTACCAATCGTTGTAGTAGGTCAACCTCATGCCGTTTCTTAACGCTGGTTTCGTGATTTCCATACGACATAATCGCAAGGATTGAGACGTATGGCTTGAACCATTCGATCGCAGTATTGACCAGCAAATCGAGATAGTTGCCGCCTCGATGTTCTTCACGCAACGTATCGGATGACGCGCGCGGATCCCATTTGCCCTGCATGGCGTCAAAAATGTCGCCAAACAAGCAAACTGGTGATTGGCTAGCCAACGCCTCATCCAATACTTTTTTCAATTGCAAACGCAAACAATGCGATGAGTCCCAATGGATATCAGATAACAATAATACCTTGCGTGGCTGACCGTCTGTTATTTTGCCGTGCTCGATATTCATTCGCAAGCAATGAGTATCGGTACGATCTGTTTTCCACCATGCCTCAGTCATAATTACCTCATGCTTTGGACGGCGGATCTTTTGGCATTGTGGCGCGCGCTATAGCGCCAATTTCAGCGGCCATGGCTTCTTGCGTATCGGCTATGGTTTTGAGTGTTTTGGACATTGAGTCCAAGAATTCAAAATGTCGATCACGCAATGGCAAAACGAGATGAGTAGCCATCCATTGCGAAGCGGTCCAAAAGCCGTACCCGATAGCGACAAGGCTTGCGGTAGGCAATCCAACCGTCTGTATCCAGTTTGGATCCATGGTATTCTCCTATTTGATTCATCATTTTATTGTACCACGGATGCTTTTTTCAATATCGTTAGGCCATTACAATGCGGAACTTGTAAGGAAATAGACCATGTTTTTCTTTCATTTTGCAGAAAATCGGCGATTGCTTGTTTTAACCCGTTTTTGTTTGGTTGCTGAATAGCCTTGTCGGACGCATGCGGATAACGTGGTTCATCGACCATGCCATAGGTTTCCGTATCGTGCATGATGATATAGCCATCGGGGTTGACGTGTGGCGCGTGCATTGCCAGTTCGGCGCTCAATTGAGCGTATGAGTGCCAGGTATCGATCATGATAAGATCCGTGCGTTCTATCGGGCATTTCAGCACGTCGGCGCGCCAGAACGTGAATGATATTTTTTCAATCTCGGCGGCATATGAATGTTCAAGCGTATCGACCGGCAAAATGTCATAGCACACAAGCCGTTCTGGTCGAGACGCCAATAATCCCCATGTTGAGATTCCTTGTCGAAAGCCAAATTCCGTTATGTGCTTTTTGCCTTTAGCGAACGCGTAGATAGTGTCAATGTGATCAAAAATATCGCTAGGGATATTCCTTGCGTCCCAGAATCCTTTAGTTATGTCACGCAAGGTAAATACTCCAGATAGTTGTATTTCCATCGAGGCACTAAGTTGATTTCGCCTTGTGGTATTGTGCCATTTAGAATTGCGCTATTGACTGATTGTTTTGCTAATTCGGATACGTCGCCTGAGCCCCAACCGGAAGCGTGATACCCGCCGCCAGACGTGCCCCAGCGGTAAATATAGAACTGATCGCCTTGCGGGATTGGTTGCGTGAATGCGCCAAATCGATGCGCCAATCGAGACATTAATCCAAGATCAATTGTGCCTCGATCCTCATTGACCGTGTAGCCATCGACCGCCCAAAATGCGATATTCGTTAGCATCAAATTGCAATGGAATAGATTGCCAGCCGAAATAATCTTGCGCTCTTCTTGTTCGTAATAGGCAATGCTTGTGTGAAATAATCCGTGTTGATTAAGACGTTGAACCGAATAGGTCAGTCGATGAGGCAAATAAATATCGTCATCTTCCCATACCGCAAAAACGCTACCGGTTGCGTGCCTGGCTGTTTCGTTGAACTTAAGTCCTAGCGGCGTGATTCTGGTTTTAACGTTAATGATTTTCACGTCTGGATGATCGAAAATCAGCGTCTGATCTGCCAGATCGTTCAAGATGACCAATTCTTTTTCCCCCTGATAATCTTGCGTTAGGAACGAAAATATAGCCTCTTCAAGGCATTGAGGTCTGCCATACGTCGGACACAAGCAAGAGACTTTTGGCAACATCAATCATGAGCCTTGATTGTTGGCGTGTGCGAGTAGTCGCGTGTGAATATGTCGGGATAAATGGCAAGCACGTCGTTCTCCACGTTTAGACGTTGTTCGAGCGGAAGCCCCTTGCCAAAATACTCACGCAATTGAGGCACATTCCAATCGCATTCATAACCTGCAATCAAGTAATTGCGCATCTTGTCGTTGAGCGTGAGGCTGTATGGGACTGCGCCAAAACGTGGGAAACGATGGCACCACCCGAGCCATGGCTGGTAGAGTACCTTGCCTCCATAGAGACGGACTTTGTCGTGTATGTAGATCTCTTCGCCCGCGAAACCCCTGAAATGCTGGCTAAACTTGGGCCAATCGGCTCGACGCATGAACGATAGAGCGCTGCCATGGGCATGCACTTCGCGTGTTTCGCTGACCGGGTAGCGACTAT